GAGAAACGCACTCCGTTGTAGTACGGAGTCTCGACTTCGATGGTATCGTTGATACCGAGGTTGGTAGAGGCACTTCCGCCTGATGTGAACTGTGATGTTCCGAAAGTAAACCTCTTTGTCGCAGCTGCCGAATCCGTAAGGCTATACGAATTCTCTTGTATTCTATTGACAGCTGTGTACCCGAAGCGACAAACTGTGGGTTTTGAAGACACGTTGCCTGCAAACGAGTATTTAGTTCTTGTTGAGCCTCGCCATCCCGCATAGCAAGGTGAGAAGTAAGTAGCATAAGTTGGTATGACTATGTTACACGGACTTCCCGCTTCAACATCTAGTCCGTTTGGATCCCAACCATTCCAATATCCTAGTCCCTTATCCCGGATTTGAACAAGTTTGACGTTGTTTGGTCCGGTAGGTCCTGTAATTATGTCTGTTCTGTGCAGCACATACCTACGGTTGAGTTCGCGGATAGATTTAGGTGCTTCCCCAAAGAAGACGTTCATTGTCTGATCTGCGACCATTGCTGGTGACGCAATCGGCTTGATAGGATCTGGGTTTGTAGGAGCATCAGTAGCCCCTTCAGAAGTACCAGCGATTGCAGCAGCGTCTGCAATTCCTGATTGTGGAGTGTAGTTTAACTCCGCCACAGGTGGGGGAAAGATACTAAGCGCTTTCATTGATGTTGGACTTGGTTCACCAAATTTAATGTCGTCACACGCCGATACGAATACATTAAATTGAATAGGAGTATCTGTAGCCGGGGCTACAAGATTATTCACAACATTGACCTCAAGAACGCCGTTGTACCTGGCGCTAGAGTCTAGAGGTAATCGCGTAGTAGTACTATAAAGTTCAGGCGTTAGCGCAATAGATGATGTGTTAAGGAAAGGGAGTGATTGTCCCCACCCAACACAAATCTCAAAGTCATCACATTCCGCAATGTCAATGACTCGGCTATACACGGTGTTATATTGCACGTCAGCACCGTGTGCTCGTGGATCCCATCGAATCAGAAGTTTGCCCTTGTGAAAAGCTGACTTCACGATCTGGAATCGGTATTTGATAGATCCTTGCCACTGGCCAAAAGGCACTGCCATATAGGACATGGGTGTAGGGTGTAGTTCTTCGCCCTCAACTCGGTAGAGATTGGGTGTCACCCGGCAGTTCCATAGCATAGTGTCCGGACCTTCCTGAGAATTCATAGTGAATGATGTTAGATACGATTCGCGCTGGCAAAAGCGAACAATATCCATTTGGTCCTCTCCATCTAATCCTACAGTGCGTGAGTCAATCGTCAACTCTTGTTTGGAGTCTAGGGATAACTTCATCACTGCGTCCGCTGCGTCGGTATTTGCGAGATTACCGGCAGGGAGAGGTTTTTGTTGCACAATATCTGTAACGATAGGAGGTCTTGAATACCCCCAGTGAGCGGCAAGGTCTCCGACACCCTTCGCCACCATTTCTGTCGCCCTTGCGTATGGAGCGATAGTAGGTACAGATTTTAATGCCCCCGCTGCTTGTGCAATTGCGGAGGCTGGAGCGGAAATGATTCCCTTTCCATATTCATCGCCTGAGTTAAGTCTGCCTGACTGAGGTGTATAGTTGGCAGCTGTAAGTGCATTCTCTGAAGTTGGCATGGTTAGCACAACATCTGAGGCCCAGACGTAGATGGTGACGGTTACTGGATCATCGCCACCATTAGCATGTTGTAG